TTGCGCTACTTGTAATAGTTTCTCCGGCAGTAAAAGACCCGGAAGGAACTGTAATAGTTATAGTTGTTGAACTAGGTTTGGATATAACAGTAGCGGTTGTTCCGCTAGAAGACCCAGTTATAGCTCTGCCCACTAATAAATTAGTTGATGCTCCAACAGTGGCCGTAATCGTTCCTAACGGATACGCTGCAACTGCTGAAGACGTAGAGTAATTAGCTAAAGATTGCGTAACTTGTTCTACCGTCCAAAGATTAAGACCTCTGTTTGCCCAATCAGCAAACAAAAGATTAATAGATCTTCGAGCAGTTCTAGAATCATAACCAGTTCTAAGCTCTAAGCCACAACGCTCAAAAGCTTCCTCTGTAATTTCGGCCATGTCTAAATTAAAATCAACCGAACCAGAAGTTGCCATTGTTGTCTCCTTAAAAACAGTTATGCGTGATAGAACATCATCAAATCAAATTGCGGAACAACAAAAGTAACAAAACAACCGTCTTTAAACAAAAGCCCTTCATCTGGTATAAAAGGATCTTCCGAAGAGTCGTCTGTTCCAATGGAACGAAACTGAACAACTTCGGTTCCCGTAACACTACCGTTTCTTATGTTTGCTTTTCCTGCGGTTCCACCAGAGACAAAAGAAAATCCTTTGAGTCGAGTGCGCCCTGCAAAAATTACATCCGCCGCATTGGCATTAATACCCGCAGACACATTTCCAGCAGGGTTTCCAACAGCCGTTATGCTCGCAATGGTTTTAAAATAACCAGAACTTGTAGCTGTACCGGCGTTAGCGCCAGTAAGTGCTTCGGTTAAAGTATCGCCATTTACGTCAGTCCCCACTATTGTAAAGGATTTTGAAGAATCATTTCCTGCGGATAGAATGGTTACTTGTCTGCCAGAAGCGTTGGTAACACTACCTCCATCAGCCAATGCGCCACCAATAACTAGTGCCGCATTATTGCCAACAGATGTGGCTACCGATATACCGTCTGCGTCTAAAGCAACCTCGTCGCTGACGATGACTGCACTTACATCTGATCCTGCCATTTTAATCTCCTGTAATTAGGGGCGATTAAACCCCCGTCCTATAAATTAACTTATTGTAGCAATAGGAGTGGATAGGGCTGTTGCCATCCAAGTGGAGTTAGTTCCGTCATCAGCAACGCATGTCATCGAGATTCGTGCATTAGCTACTGTTGAGTTTGGCAAAGTCAATGTATCGCCAGCAACATCGCTAACAGCGTTAGCCGCAGTACCCGCCACAAGCGACAGCATACCTTGGAAATTAGACACTGCACTACCCGGCAGTACAAATGTGGTTGTTACACTTCCACCAACAGCTACAGTAAGTTGAAACTCATACGTCACACCTACATTGCCTGTAGACAACGCTGGAAGATTAACAATATTTGCTGCTGCACCGTTAATCAAAAACAAAGTTCCTGATTGAGCCGCCGTCAAGGTATCTGTTTTTGCCCCTGCTGCGTTGAAATCTGTGTTAACAGAGCGTCTAGCAGTAAGTGTTGACGTACCGGAAATTGCACCCGTTACAGCAAGTGTTCCTGAAATAGCAGCATTTTCTGAGTAAGTAGAGCTTTCTGTAACAACGCCTGTAGTGGCAGCTCTTGATATTTTAGTAAACCCATCTTCGGATCGAACTGGGCCGGAAAAAGTTGAATTAGCCATTTGGCTGACCTCCTTATTAAAGGTTTCACTATAACGTCATAATAAGTGTCTGCTAGGGCAGTCGTTATAGTTAAAAAATCCTAGATAGTATTGAGAGTACACAAAAAAGAAAGGAGGCACAAGGCCCCCTCTCATATACTGCAAAGTATTATTAAGAAGATCCGGGTGACCCGAAGATTCCTAATGGATCAGACACACCGAACGAGTATCTTTCACGCGCTTTATATCTAGCATTTCCGGTGTCAAAATCACCGTCCATAGAAGTAGACATTGCTGCACGAGTAAAATGCTTCAGTCCGTTTGGAATATCAGTGGTCAAAAACCAAGCGTTAGTATCTGTGAGGAAATTATTAACTGCAAATCCCCCCGGAACTATACCCATTGATTTAATGGCATTGATATCGTTATCTGCAGTCCCAACTCTGTTAGGTGTCTTCATTAGTCGCTCCGCAACAAACATAAGGTCTGCTGGGATAATTAGCTTCTTAGCTTTTGCGGCTATTAAAAGTCCACGCTCGTCAGTCCAACTAGCAAGCTGAATGATAGCGGCTTCCAAAGAAGTCTCATTCAAGTCTGCGCCAGAAGACGGACGGTTTGAGTTAGTTCCACCAGATACAAGTGGATGATCTGTAGCGCAAAGCACTTTTCCATCACCGTATGTGTAACTGCTGTTAAAAGCTCGGTTTAAGACATTAGATCCTTTAACCTGCTTTGTGTAAGCCATCGCACGAGCTAGACCTTTGGTATATCGACCAGAAAGAGAGTCATAAAGGTTATCCTCTATAGCTTCCTCTGTGATTGAAAATCCCATCGCAATAGTTTCGTGTGTATACCGCGCAGTATATGACTCTTGTGCATTGTCATATTCAATTGCGGAACCTTCAGCTTTAACGGGTGCTGCAGAAAAACCAGATAATTTCTGTTCTTCTTCAAACGCTCGTTCTGAAGTTTCTGACTCGTAGATATCTTTATGCTCTTCGCCATACCTGTTGTACTCAAGCCCAAAAAGAGCATTAAGACCGGGTAAAAGCTCTTTGAGCATTTGCGCTCTGCTTATAGTCATCTCAAATTACTCCTTAAACGCCTGTTACAACGCCATATTGATGCCCAGCGTTCCACTTGCATATTGCTTCGGTGTAACCACCAGCAGCATTGCGAGTTTCTTCAACTAGACTTATGACTCGTACAGGAAAAGTGTTAGTCGTTGCAGACGTGTCATCAGCAGATACACGAGATACACCATTAATAGTGTCTCCTGCAGTTTGCGTGATTTGCAAGTTTGCGCCTATGTCAGTTATTGCCAAAGAACTGATAACTACACCAGAAGATGTAATTGCAATCTTAAACAATATATTTGGGTCATCAACAATGTATGCTACTGCATCCGTTGCTACTTGACTTGCAGGCCAATAGTTTTGATACCGTGGCCCCATTGAAGCGTCCGTAAAAGAACACCCTATAAATATTCCGTTAGGAGTGCAAGCTGTGGTTCCTGTATCTTTTTCTACAGTACCGCCACCAACGCCTTTAACGATATCACCCTGAAATATGGTAGTTGCATATTCAGACGCAATACCTTTCTGGGTAAAACCCCCATTAAAAGCGCGTTCACCTACTAATCCTATCGGGACTAGGCCGTAAGGCCCGTCAACGGTTGGATATGCCATTTTAAGCTCCTTTGCTTATAAACAGAAAAATTAACGCGCCGCTATCCTTTGCCAAAAGTTGTTTTTGATTTGCGATCATTAAACATCGGCATCCTAGGATCTTGGTCACGCATAAAGTTGTTATCGACAGATTCCATTACTTGCCCAGTTTTCTGGGAGTAATATTCATCTCTCTGTTTAGTAAGCTCCTCGTCAGTTTTGCAGAGAAGTAGCCCACCTATTTCTATCGAATCCTCAAATTGACTATTCTGGTCAGTCATTGCAAAAGCCTCTGGATGTTCTGATGCTTTTACAGGCTCCCAACCTTCTCTAAATTTAGCGGATACATTCTTAGCATCAGGCACTCCCATAGTGCTGGTGCGAACAAAGCGATAGGAATAACCTTCCTCTTTGTTTATTTCAGGCAGTATCTCAGGCGCTTTCCATTGTTTTGGTCGCTCCTGCGTAGCGCGGGTTTCTACATCCCGCTTAGTTCGATTTAATCGACCTTTTGGTTTTGTGTCTTCCATTACGCTATCCTTCTAATTTTCTTTTTTGTTTTGCATATTCTTCAGGTGTTACCCCTAGACGATGCGACAGTCTAACTTCAGAATCCGTTAGAACGTACTGTTTTGCTTTGGTAGTACGTTTTGCGGAAGACACAACAGTTTTTGCTTTCGCTGCACTACGGGGTGACGTAGTTGCTTCTGTAGTTCCTTCATCAAATTCTTCAGGAAATCTTAACCTTATTTCTTTGTCAATGCTACCCCAGTAAACATCAGGGTCTATTTCAGCACTAACGCCTTTTTTAGACAGCTCTAAGTGCATACCTGTAGCGATGGCTGTCATCATCTCTTTTCCCTGTGCTTGATACCATTTATT